TCATGCGGCCACCAGTCGAAGGTGCGACGGCACTTGAGCATACCGGTAGAAGGCCGGGATAGGCTGTTCATGGGTACGCTCGACCTCACGCACGTTCTTGATGAAGACGACACCACAGCGGGTGGAATCGAACGGAATCTTGATATCAATTCCGATGCGACGGAGACGGGCGCGATGGTCCTGAACGGAACGCTTGTCGAAATTGAAAGTAGCGCCATGCATCCATTCGTATGCGTAACCAGCGGTCCGACCGGCAGCCTGAACAGACTTACAAACGCCCTCTTCAATCAGGTGCTGGGTAATGCTCACAGTGTCAAATGCGTCTAGAGTCATCTTGTCGCCCACCTTTAAAAAATCGTCGTGAATCTCCACCAATTTGCGCTCGTCAAACAGGCCCCAGTAGGCCAGCCGCTCACGCTTCAAAAGCTCAGACTTGAGCTTAATTTCCGAACGAACCATGCCCACAGAAGCGCACCAATCGCGGAGCTGCTTCACGTAGGCGTACTCTTCGGAGTCATCGCCAAAAGTGCGTTTGATCTTTGGCAGCAAGTGCGCATCCAACTCAGCAGCCTTTGCGTAGTTGCCTGGGTAAACCAAGCGCCCTGCCTTCTCGCCACCTGTAGGGGTCCAAACACATGTGCATCCGTCCGGGTACAGGTAACCAATTGAATTCCGATAGCGCTGACTGGAAATGCCGCGCAGATATGCCCGCTCGTTACCCTGCCCCACATAAAAATTACTGGTCAGGTCGAGACGCTGAATAACAACACCGTCAGCGAGGACAGATTGGTTTTGCAGACGCTTAACCGTGGTGCACTTGGTCATGGGCGGATAGCCCAGCTCAGCGAGCAATGCATTAATGACACGAAAACAACCGTCAAGGGTTTCGATACCAAACACGTTATCCAAGCGATTGATGCGCGACGGGTTGCCATCAACGGTGATCTTCCGACCGCAAACATGGATGCGAAACGTGGTGCAGTAGCTGCCCTCAGCTAGGAAAGCGGGCGCGGAGCGGCTCAATTCATCGCCCTGCTCTGCGTCATAACGGACAAGGATCACACCGCCCGGCGCGGGTGGCAGGTCGAAATCAAACTCCTGATACGCCTTGATCCAGTCGTAGAACATGCAAAACCCTGTCAATATCGAAATATCGGTAGTCAACGACCGGTATCATAAGCAGGGCAGCTAACAGTAATCAAGGGAAAAATATCCGAAATATCGGAACTGTATATGCGAACAGCCATTAGCCTCGAAAAATCATGAACATACAGACCGAGCGATCAATGATATTGGCAGCGAACCTGAAGCGCTTTCGGGCGGCCCGAGGCTTGACGCAACAACAGGTTTACGAGGCAGCAGGGGTCAGCAAATCGAGTTACACAGGGTACGAGGCGGGCCAAGGAATGCCAGCAGCAGACAAGGCGCTGGCGATAGCGCGCGTGCTCGGCATAACGACCGACGAACTGCTAGCGACCGAGGAGGAGCTACTCGTATCTGATGACATGCGTCCGATATTGCGGAGGTTTGAAGCACTTCCCGCAGAGGCCAGAAATCAGGCAAGAATAGCCCTGAAAGGGATACTGTTTGGCTACGAACAGGAAGCTCTGAGGTAGAGAGGGACCGCAGAGTTTTGCGGTAAAGTGGGGGTGTTACAGCACCCCCACCCAGCCGAGACAGGGACATGAGAGCAGAAAGGGACGAAGCACCAAGACCAAAACGCACCCCAAAAGAGCCAAGACTGGCTTATGAGATAGCCCTAGGGATAATCATAGGAGGGGTGACGCTGTGGACACTGGAAGCTGTGGCGGGCTTTATAGCCATGCAGATAGCACTGCACAACATCAAAATAACCCTAGGCGGTTAAAACAGGGGAATCAGGGTTCCCGGTTCTGGTAGCCCTGGAACAGCCGAGGCCATCGGACCATTACAACCAAAACCGGGTTGGACATTGCGCGGTGAGGGCCGGAGCTGGCCCATATGGCGAGAACGCGATCAGGGCAACCGCGCAGGCGTCAGAACGGACTAGAGCCAACAAACGCCAGCATCAGAGCGGCAGCAGCAGCACCGACGATCCAGACGAGAACGGAGAGCCAACGAGGCGTTGGCGGCGTATCGATCAAGCGCTGGATCAGGTCGCGATCATCCATTTATCAAATCCTCCTGACCACAACGCTCGACGAGTGCGATAGCAGCGCAACGGGCCTGCTCCAAAGTCTGACGCTGCACGCGAATGGTTTCGCGGGCCTGCTCCAGCTCATTGCGCAAACGGCGAATCTCAGCAGAAAGGCCGGGGGCACCGGCAGCAGCAGAGGCGAACGCCTTAGAACCTGTGCGCTCACCGGTATAGGCTTTCAGCTGGTCAACTAGCGCAGAGTCGGCATCAAACTTGATTAGCATTTTAGTACCTTTATTCGACCTGGTTAAACGTGCTCGATCGGGAAAATGGTACCAAATCACGGAGAGCCTGCAAGAGTTTTTGGTACTATTTTTCAGCCAGGCCCAGGTGCGCCGGCGCGAATAATAGTACCGTTTCGCATAATGGCAGGTTATGTGACGCCCTGCCGGCCGTGGCCGTGGATAATCCCACGACCGGGGCTAAACATAACCTGCACGGATATTATGCGAAACGCTCAGCCCAAATTCCTGCCGGTCTCGTCGCGTTCCTCAATCTCTCCCCAACAGATTGAAAGTCGGTCAGCCAAATGAGCCAAAGGCTGTAATTCGGCGTACGGCAGATACTCGACCGACTCGATAGCCTTTAACATCAGGGCCTTGAGCTGGGCCAGCTCGTCATCATCCATTGATCAAATCCCCTTGACCGCAACGCTCAACCAGAGCCAGAGCAGCGGAGCGGGCCTGCTCAAGGGTCTGACGCTGCACAAGAATAGTCTCGTTTGCCTGGCTAAGCTCAGAGCGTAAACGGCGAAGCTCAAGCACCAAATCAGGAGCATCAGACGCAGCAACCAAAAACGCCTTTGAGCCGGTACGCTCGCAACTGTACGCCTTTATGCGGTCAACCAAAGCCGGATCAGCCTCGAACTTGATAAGCATATTTTGCCCCCCCTTAAACCGGATAAGCAGCAAAAAACAGGTGTTCTATCGCGTCCTGGTCATCACTAGACCATGATCCGGCTGCATATAGCCCGCGCAGAAAATCGAAAAGACGACAAGGAGAATAGAGGCCAACGTCAACATCGGACAGATAGTTGTCGAGAAACTGAGCGGCCAGAGAGTCAGAACCCACGGAAGCGAGAACGATAGAACGGATACGAAAAACCTGATCTGGTATCATTTGAGCAGCCTCATTTGTGTTTAGATGCTGTTATGATACCAATACGCAGGAAAGGAGTAAAGCATTTTGGTACTATTTTTCTGCTCGATGCGGCAGCGCCGGCGCGAATAATAGTACCGTTTAACAGCTAGAAGCGGCCAGACTGGGGAACAACCTCAACACGGACCCGGGTTAAATCATAAGAATCAGGATCTGCTTGGTTGATGATGCTGGCGGATGTGGGCAAGCCACTCCCGCCAGCCTCACCCACCAAGCTGTGCCCGTCTGCGACGGGCCTTGTGTGATCGAAAAAGCCACCGGCAACGATAGCAACGCACATGCCGTCAGGCACCTCTAGCGGCGTTCCCTGCTGGGTGAAACAGCGGCAGCCTGTGCGCTCTGATGTGTAACACGCCGCGGGCTTGGGCCAGTCCTGCACATCAGTGAATCGCTCTCGATAAATCGGCGCGGACCATGGGAAACCGTCGACCTCGGGCGTCACCAGCTCGGAGAACGTGAGATCCCGATCGGCAGATGCAACCAT